GCTGGGCAAGCCAGCGCAAAGCGACCTCTTCCAAGTCCATCGGGACCTGCGAGTTCGCACGCGTTTCATCGGCCAGCGGGTGAGCAAGAGCGTATTGAAGCGTCTGGTACGTTGAGCTCGAAACCCCATAGCCCGCCCGAGAATACTTGTCGCCGTAGGCGCGCGGCTTCATCTCGTCCAGGAACCAGTATTTCTTGGTCAGGATGATGTAAGTCCCGTTGTCTTTGTCCACCGGCACATTGGCAAATGCCCGAGCGGCCACAAAGCGGCTGTCGGCCTGAGCAAATGCAAGCAGCATGTTGGTCAGTATTGGATCGATAGGTTGAACGTCTAAAGCTGTTGGTAAAGGCATCGTCTACCTCCTAGTACCGGCTCGCGCCGAACAGGAAAACTCGAATGATGTCGCCCGCGGCGGTGGAGGCATCGATCGCCATCCCTACAACTCGCCCGTTATCCGTGGACGTATCGCTCAAGAGTCCTGTCGAATTTGGTCCCAAAATGTCACCGATGGCGACATCCGTAGGAGTGACCATAGCCTTGCACATGCCGAGCACCGCCACCTCGGCGGGCTCGCCATCAGCCGGTTCGTTCTGCAGGATGCCGATCGCCACGTCGGACGAGGCTGACACGGCCACGACCTCGCCCGCGGTCGATGCCAGCTTCACGCAGTAATACTGCTTCGCCGAAAGATTTGCACCTGCGAGCAGGCCAGGAAGCGTGATATATTCTCCCCAGGTTGTCATATTTATCCTCCTACAGCGTGTCCGTGTAGGCTTTCGCCAACTCGGGCTTCAACTCACGGACGATACCCATCGCCGTGAGATAATCGACCTTGTGCTCTTTCTGAGCCTCAAGGATGGCCGCGTGGAACTGCCCACCGGGAGTTTCAATGCCCTTGTCGGTATCGCCTTCCTCGCCGGTCAGCTTGCTTTCATCGATCTGCTTGGACAGAGCCTTGAAGTTGCGGATGACCCATTCGGCCTGCTCCTTCGACATGCCGGCGAGCATCTCCAGGGTCTCTTTCTCCTCGCCCAGCTTGACGAATGCGGCGCCGAACTCCTCCTTGACCTTATCGCCCACGAACACGGCTTTAAGCTCATCGAGGCGCGCAACCTGAGCGGCCAACTTTTCAGCTTCGACCTTTTCTTTCTTAAGGTCGTCCCGCTCCTTGACGGCCGCCTTGTATTCCTCGGGGATCTCCGGCTTCTCAGGCAAAATCCTCGAAAGCAAGCTTTCAAAGAAATTCTTGGAAACCATTACGTTTTCGTCTGTCATGATCACCTTCTCCTTGCCGATTGGCTCCACATGATAAAGCGCCGCATTCTCGCCCAGGTGCGGACGATGAAGCAGCGCCAGACCAACAATCAAAGGACCGTTGATCATTTCTCCTGTCTCTGGATTTTCAAATCCTCCGTCTTCGTCCCATATAACCTCCGGTGATGTATATCTCCAGGCGCCCTCAGCGAGTGCCTGAGAGCCTTTTTCGTTGTATTCGGGCTTGCCATAAAGCCCATCTTCACGCACTTCCAACCCGACAAGATGCCCGCCTGCTGGCAAAGCATCTTCGTGACCACCGAGCTTGATCGGTGGCTTGAAATGCGGGATCTTGAATTTCGCCGCCAGCTCGGGCGTGATGATCCGCTCCACGCCTTTCTTGATGATCCTGCCGAACTTGAAAAGCCTCAGCGGTTCGCCGGGCTTCACGGTCACGTAGTTGTCGATCTCGTCGATGAGGTACATGCTCTCTCCGTAAGATGCCATGCCGCGAGCGACACAGGCTTTCTTGAGCGCACCACAGAATCGGGCCTTATCCGAAACCGGAAACCCGCCGAAGGACGATTGTGAACAGCGGGTGAAAAACCCGGGACTCGGTCCGAACTTGGCACATAGACCACGGAGCATAGGTTCTGGAATGCGTTCAATAGCGTAAATATTGATCTTAGAAAATCCATGCGCTTCCATTTGCTCGGCACAGTCGGGACAAAACTCTTTCATCTCTTCGACTGTGACCCATCCGTCAAACTCTTCGGCTCCCATCTTGCCCTCCTTGTACTGCTTCCATAGGCCGTGACATTTGGCAGCCGCGTGACTCGAATCTTTGATGCCTTCGTTGCTCATCACATAAGAAATGCAACGCGGGATGTATTCGTCTTCTGTTTCGCCCGGTCTAGGTCGTGGCATAAAATAAAAAACGCCGCCGATCCGCATGGATCAACGGCGCTCTCCGGCGCTCTTCGCCTCACAAGGGCACTCTAGGTGCTCGTGCGGAATTATTCAACTGAATCTAGTATAACCATTTCTTGTACGCTGTCAACCAGTACCTCTTGGTAAGCATACATTCTGGAGCACTTCGGACAGCGGATCTCAATATAGGAGCCGGGTACTAACCGGACGCGGGCAAGCAACCTCCCACAGTGCTGACAGCGGTGATCTTCGGGCTTCAATCGTTTAGCGTCCTTGTTGTTCCCGCTCATAAACCTCTGCCTTCGAGGAACTTCGCCAGCTCCTCGGCCATGATCTTCCAGGCACGCAAAATCTTTCCGTAGGCCTTGCCGATGATCGTGTCGATGGTCCACCAGTACGCGGAGAATGGATAAATCTGCTGTGTGTGCCGTGAACCGATGACATATTGAGCATATTTCAATCGCGTGCCGAAACTGCCAACCGCACCCTTGCTATACATCTTGATGCCGAAGATTTGCGGTTGTCCCGTAGCTCCTCCGCCCATCGACGAGCCCAAAGAACGACCAAGCGTCCCGGTCCGAACATAGCGACTGGTCGCTGGCGCAGGAGGATAAGGCGGCACGTTTTCCCACAGGATCGTAAGCGATGCGACCATGGTCTTCTGTTCGGCCTGCTTGTAGACCTGCGGTGTGCGCTGCAACCGATCAATGAGCTCGTCAAGCCCTTCGACTTCCATGACTTTAGGCGACATAGGCTACCTTATTTGCTTCAAGATATTCGACGACATCCAGATCGCCGAACCATCCGAAGCCTTGGCGGATCTGCTCGCGCAATCCTTCGAGACTGACGACTGGGAGCAGCCAGCATCTACAATTCGGATGAGCTGGTGGCCCCATCCAGGCGAACTCATAGCCACCCCTAAATCGTCTTTGCAACAGTTCCGGTGTCATATCTTGCGGAAGCAAAGCGAACTGACCTTCTAACTGAACAATCTTATTATGGAGCGGTCTGCAAAATGGACACACCCGTTCATCCACCGCAGTCTGCCACTTTTTCGCTCCAACAAAACCCGTGGACTGCCACGCCATCATATTGCCCGATGCGAAGATGCGCGTCACTTCGGTCACGGCGATGGATCTTGCCCGGCTGTCACCGAAGATCGGGATGAGCCTTGATTCAAGTGCCGAGATCGGATCGCCCGATTCGATCCACTGTTCGATGGCCTGTACCGTCTGCCTGCGCGTTGTCTCGGTGATGTCCTTGATCCATTCGAACTGGTAAGTACGCAGGAAATCGAGCGCGGCCTGATTGATCACGTCCCATCCGATGAGCGTCCGCAGATTGGGTGGCAGGAGATCGATGCCGCTTCCCGCACCAGCGAGCAGGGCGAGCATGAACAGCTCGCTCAGTTCGCCGCTGAATCGACTGGCTTCTCTGATCCAGAATTCGGGGTCGAGGGGGTCAGGCATCATTCACCTTTAATAAAAAAGTTCCCTTTGGCGAAGTTCCATCTGCTTCAAACCAATATGAATCTTGATCACTCATAACAACAATTCGTTTAGATGGCAAAATAGCCCCTTCAATAATTTTGGTGTTTGGATGATTCCAGGGATCAAACCAAACAATTTCAAGAGAAATATCTTTATCTGTAAATAATGGACCGACGATCTTGTCAAGAAAATGCGTCATCCCATCACCTCCATCTGATGTGCCCCCCAATCCTTCCGCTCCTCAACCCACAGCGGATGATAGGCGAGGCTTTCATACTCAATCTCGAATGGATTTACGATCTTGTCTTTCTGCCATTTGTCCCAATACCAGTATTTGAGTTCGGCGATATTCCCTTCCGCGACCTCGTATCTCATCAATTCGACCGACTCCCAGATCCACTTGATCCGCTCCTGGCTGGCGATGATGTCTTCGGTTTCTCTTCGCATGAGAACCACGGCCACGCTATCGTGAGCTCCAAGCATGTGCACCCACCGGCATAGAGCGGGACAGTGGACGACCAGATTTTCGTCCAGATTGCGGGCCATGAGTCCGCTGAGATGGTAAAGGCTGTCGGTGTGAAAATCCCGCTCATCGACGAAGATGTGTCCTGTGTCATGGGCGATCATCCTGGCGCAGATGCGTGTGCCGGATCGCTGAGGTCCGGTGACGAACACGCGGTTGAAAGGCTTGAGAGGTTCAAACACGCTTGATGCCTTTTGCCCCTTTTATCACCCGCTTTTTCAGATCGGCGAAATAACTTTTGATCGTCTGCTCCCATCTGCGCTCGAACCTGCGCCGCTCAACATCATCCGGCGCACCGGCATAGTATTCCGCTCCCATCTTCTCTTCCTCTTCGCCTTCCTGCTCCTCTTTCTTTTTCCGCAGGCCCTCGAGCATCGGTGTGATCATCGAGCGCTTCTGCTCTTTCACTTCATCGATTTCTTCCGGCGCTCGCTCGGGTAGCTTGGCCGCTCCTCTCAGCCAGATCTCATCCTCGGTCGTCCAGGTGATGAAAGGTGAAATGGCTGTCAGGAACTCGCCCAGAGACTTGATGTCCACATCGCCTGCAGGCGAGTGATCGAAGCGCAGTCCCTCCGCATCATAGCCGTTGAGCCTCATCAAGCGCGGGATGGCGAACTTCGTGTGCGTCTCGGAGATGATGTCGGCGGTCGCGTTGACGGCCATCGTGAAGAAATCCGTTTGATCTCGGGATAGGGCAAGGGACCCGACCTGCTCCTGGCCGAGCATCAAGAACTGCGCCAGGGCGCTCATCAGCATCCGGCTCTCGTAGCGCTTGACGATCTCGTCGGTGTTGAACTGCCTCGAGCCGCCAGTGGACAGTAATTGCACCTCCCAACCAAACGGTCTGACCACGCCCGCCTGCTCATCGTTACGGATGTTGCGAACCAGCTTACTCGCTTTGCTGTAATCCGAATTGGTATCGGTTTCGTCGGTCGTTGCATTTTCTGGAAGTCCAATAACCGGCAAGCCCGCCAGATCGCGCTCAATGCTGGATGTTCTTGGCGTAGTAGTATGGAATCCAAGATTGCCTCAAAATACTGCGACCTTCTGGATTGTTCTTCTCGATATTCACCCGGTAGACGATCAGCTTTTCAATCGGAATCGGCGTCGGCGTCGGATTCCTCACCGTCTGCTGCACGACGCCTTCCATCCCGCCCTTTTCGTCAAGGTCCCACTTCCAAACCGTGTCCTGACCTCGAGGAGCGAACTTGCGCCACAAGATCCGGCTCCCGTCGCGCTGGTAGACGATCTCGAAGATCGAATGACCGAAGGGTAGGAATGTGAGCGCCTCTTCGATGTGGTCCTTCTGAGAGTGCGACATCGTGTCCCAGGAATCATTAAGGATCTCCAAGCGGGGATCCTCTTCGCCCTCTTCGCTTTCATAATTCCAATCGATAGAAAGGATGGACTGCTTGATGGCAACAAGCAGGGCTCCGATGATGGGCGAGTTGAGCCGCATCTCGTTATAACGCTTGAAGCCCTCTTTACCTTGTAG